AACCTTAACTAAACTTTGCTCGTACATTACTTAGATCTACCTTCTGCGAATCCTTTAAAGACTTTTTCCTTTCTCTCTTCAGGTGCTTTGCCCTCAAGCAAGTTTTCTTCTTCTTGGATTCTGTTAAGTATTTCAAACGCGTCAAATATAGCTAGTTTTTTAGTAGCTGCGGCATTTTTTAATCTATCAGCAGAAACATCATCTTCTGTATTAGTAATAATCTTTTCTCTAGCTACATTAATAAGTTCTTCAACTGCTCTGTGCCCAGCTTGGATTATAAGTTTTTTCGTGTCCTTGATATTCATATTTAATTGTAATAAATTTAGTATACACTCTATATAATTTTTGTCCGTTTATTACGAACTCATATTCGCTGTTAGGTGTAAAACCAACTAAGTCACCTTTGTTAAAACCTTTATCAGCGTATTCTATTACGCCCATTAATGGTTGTTCTTGATCAATGTTAAATTTATCAAAACTTTGTATTGGTTTTACAAAGCAATAACCAGGCATAGGCTTCCATTTTTTACTATAATAAGCGAATATTTGATCTTGTGATATTATATAAGTATCTTCATTAAAATAGTTTCTGCTATTTTTTTCAATACCTTTTACGTCATGCCATCTACGAAAAACATTATGATGTACTATAACAGTATCACCAGGCTTTATATTGCTGTAACTAATCAAAGGTGTAGATATAACCTCTGCTTCACGATTAATGTATTGATGATTAAATATTTCAGTATTAAGTATTAAATCTTTACCACCAACTTTTTTGCTATTATTATATCTACTTCCTTTTGGTTTTACAACATAGTTGTAAACACTTTTCATCAGTACTCTAAATTATATTCTACAGATACAGCCATGTTTTTATTAAAGTCTTTCCAAGGTAATACATCTTTGTTTTTTCTAATATAAATAGAGTATTTATCTTTTTCTTCTATTATATCACAAATAGTATGTCCGCCATAAACATCTTGACCAACAGCGTAGTGCATAGCGTTTTCTTTATAGTCTTTGCCTACTGTTATTTTTCTAATTAGTTTGCTCATTTTCTTCGTAGTTTATAGTACCATCTTGAATATTAATATCATCAGTACCATAGTTCTTTTTAAACTCTACTTGCATTTTAGACAATTGCTCTTGCAAAGAACTAACATGATGCAACATATTATGTTTTTTAGTTTCAAAACTACCTATTTCTAATTGAGCTCTATTTATATTATTAATAACTGATTGTACTTTATTTAATTCTTCTTCGTTAATTTTTTCAGGTTTAACTCCTTTTAACTCTTTAATTTTTTTACTTGTGTTTTTTGCCATTTTATTTAATTTAATTATTATTATTTACTTAATTTGAAAATCCTAACTTAATCCTAATAGGATTAGCGTTTATAAATTCATCTTCATCTGCAATATCAGTTCCACCAGCTATCGCAGCGTTTAAAGTTATGTTTGTAGCTGTCATAGATTTAACTGTACCTATAGCAGTATCTACATCATGTATATATACTGTATCACCTATTTGAAAACATTTTCTAGGATCTACAGTTTTAGTCGTAAGACTAGTTGCAGAATCACTTGTCACGGCCCCATCTGATAAAACGCCTGTTGAAAAATCAAACGCTCCACCTGCAAATCCACAAACGTAGTATGTATCAAAACCAGTTCTGCCAGTTTGTACATTATCTTCAGCAGAAAAAACAGTTCTATGAACTATACCGTGAGCTGAATACGGAGACCCACCTAAAACACTTCCAAAAGCTGTTCCTTTTATAATAGAGTTTGTTTCGCTACCTTCTAACTTTATACCACCTATAAGCGCAGTAGGTAGATTAAAAGCAGTTGTCATAGCACTGTTTACAGTACCTAAATCATCTGGAGCATTACCATTTACTGTTTTTGCAAAATACAAAAACATGTCTTGCTCGTTTGATCCGCCATCTTCACCCATAACATAAACATTTACGTTTTCTAATACAGCTCCTCCACTAGGTATTTGAAACTCAGTCCAATTGAACAAAACATCTTGACCGCCAAAAGGCTTATCGGCGGCGCTACCTTGTATAACATTTGAAACATCTCCATTCACTATATCTGGAGTTACTTCTTTTAAAAAATATCCCATAATTTTATTTTTTTACTTTTTCTAGTGATCTACCGCCAAAATAAGCACCGATCACGGTTATTAATACTAGT